GTGGCATCCTATAAGCAATTTAACTTGTGTGCTTACAAGGTTGGCGAAGCTTACAAAGCTGTAACGGGCAATGACATCTCAAGTACAGTTATATATGCATGGCTTAAAAAGACTCACCCAAAAGATAGTGACAAGGCTTTAACGCATGGTAACGTTCAGGTATATGCGAATGCTTACAAGATGCCTAAAAAGGTTGTCGGTTCTATTGATAAACTGGCATTAGAGCTACCGGCCAAAAAGGTTAAAACGCCTAGCAAAAAAGAGGTAACTTTAGTGACTGAAAATGCGGAGTTAAAATCTGAGATGGCCGATATGAAGGCGCAAATGGCTGAACTAATGGCCCTAGCTAAAGGAGCGAAATAATGATTGTATTTAATTACGTAAGCAAAAAAGACTTAAAGGCGAATATCGGTAAGCCCCTGCGCTTTATTGAAACGAGCATGTTTGGTAACGAATACGTTTCAAACGGTCAATTAACGGGTGCGAATAGACCGCATATTACGGGACGCGGTCGCGAATTTTTCGCAGTAGTAACCTTAAAAAATGATTTAATCATAGGAGTAAAATAACGTGTGGAATACTAATTACTTGATACGAAATGCAACTATAATTTGTTTGGCCTTGATACTTTCCGTCACCCTTATACGGATTGCTGATCTAATGATTTACGCCATGCAATCTTAACTCACTACCACCACTAAAAAGCCCTATGCAATCGCATGGGGTTTTTTTTCGTCCCTAGTTTATTCAAGCCAGTTTAAGCCAGTTTAGTTTGTACCATGTAGGTCGGTATAGGTTGATATGTTTAAAGCCCTTACAAGACATTAAAAGCCCCTATAATCGCATTCCTGTAAACCACCCCAGACTGTTATAGATACTCCGACCTATAAACCGCCCTTTTAATGTCTGCAGTTATAGGGCCGCGCTTTTATTTATATATGTAATTTTTTAACAGTTTTACTGCAGTTTTTTTTCTTATAAGGATTTTTTTGTCCATAAACGAGAGTCAAAGTCCTTATAAAGAATTTTCTGTTCTTAAACGAGAGTCAAAGTCCTTATACCGTTATCTCTATTAGTAAAGCAGAGGTCTAGGTGAAAAAAAGTTGATCGGCTGAAACCCACGCCACCACTGGGCTACAGCGATTCAGTGACCAGAATCCTCAGTCGAGTCACCCAAAAAAATTGACCGACCTCCGGCAATGTCCCAGAATGGCCGTCCAGACAGAGAGATTCACTTTAATAACACGGAAATTATAAGGCAAGGGTGTCCCCATCCTAAGTAGCGGCTCAGTCCACCGTGCCAAAACGGACTACTAATTTTAATTGGAGTGCTGATATGAGTAAAGATATAGAGTACGGTAAAATTGTTGAACGTAGAAACACTGTTAAATGGGCTGATTGGTATTTAGACTCTATAGCTATAGATATGGAAGACGGTAGATATGGCCAAGCTCTTATAAGAGCCGAAGAGTTAAAGAAAATGATACTGGATCTAAAAGAAGACAACTTTAAAGGGTATAGAGATGAGTAAAATCACTAAGAAAGGGTATAAGTTAGTAGATCAGTTTAGCGGTCGTGGTATTTACCCGTTAGAACTTATTCACGATAGAGACGGACAACCTTTTATAATTAGAGGTGGTATTGCGCCACATAAACCAAGTAGCACTGGAAGAATTTGGGTCAGTGATATAGCTAACAAGCACAACAGAGAGTATTTTCCTAGTGTTTGCAACTTAGAATGGAGAGAAATATAATGAAAAAAGAAAGAATATTTTGGTGGCTTAAAACCAAACTTGACGGAACCAGTATCGCATATACATATGATATGGCCGATCAAGACGGCTCCGTACCTTTCGCAATAATCGTTGACGCTAAATTAGTTAATGAAATGAAATCTAACCCCTCATATACAGTAATCGGAGAGCTATGAATAAATCAATTGTTTTAGTAAATGTATATGATAGAGGAAAAACTGTGCCAATGTATCATATAGATAATATTAGCAAGGAGGCTTGGAAACCCTTTGAACCTTTAAGCAATAGCTATTATGTAGGTCAAGATGACTACGGCAGTCCGTTGTTTAAGAGCTATGAAGCGGCTTTGAAGGCACTTAAACTTATTACGTTATAAACAAACGAGGTGTTTTATGTATAAAAATCATGCGGTAAAATGTCAGCAATATGCACAGCGTTCAGCGGATAATATGGCTTACGTTATTCTAATGGTTGTTCTTAGTATCCAACAAAACTGGTTAGGTGTTGGCGCTCAGTTACTTGATGTCAGGTTACATGGCATTAAATCTAAGTTCTTGTGGGGCAACAAGATTAAAACCTTTCAGTATTTAGAAGCCAACAAGCATAAAATTTATGCTCAAGTTATGGCGGTTATTAATTCTAAACAGATTGACAGCGTTAAAGCTGAGTCACTTATGAAAATCTTTCTTCGTGTTGACGGCTTGGGATTACCAAAAGCAGGATTTGCTTGTCAGCTTACAGCCGGATTAGTTGGTTGTATGGATGTTCATAATATTAAGATGTACGGTTTAGATGTTAAGTCATTGTCGCTTTCTAAAAACCCTAAGACAAACAAAGGGAGAGCGGCTAATGCTAAAAAGACTTTAGATTATATATTGATGTGTCACGATTACGGCACTGAAAATCTATGGAACAGTTGGTGTTCTTTTTTAGCCACCAAGTCTGTTAAATGGCAAGACGGTAATCATGTTAGCGAAGTTCACTATAGTTATTTAACTGGAGAAGTAAAATGAAGACTTTAATTGAAGCAGTAGAAGCATGGATTGATGATAGAATTACTAACAACATTGCTGTAGATAGGGCTGATAGAATGTCTCACTCTGCGTTTGTTGATGTGGAAGAATTAAATGGGACGCTTAAAGCTATGGAGAAGATTCATATCCGCGATGTTAATAGAATCGCAGAGCTTGAACGTAGGGTAGCCCTGTGGATTGATGAGGGTGACACCGCAAGACTAGACAGTGTTGATAGTAGGCTCGATGATCTTGAATGTAGCATGGATGAAAAAATTGATAACTGTGATGTTGATGATAAGGTTGAGTCTGCAGTGGCTGACTTAGACCTACCAGATTCATACTCAGTAGAAGTTATGATTGACGATGCTTTAGAAACTAAAGTAATGGATGCTGTCAGGGATGAGATAGATGCGACAGACTTTAAAGTAACGGTGGAGAGATAATATGTGGGCAATTGATTGGGACGAGATGGGTTGTACTCAGTACGCTGATACCATAGAAGATGCACATAAGATTGGACAGCGTGGTGGAACTTTTTATTTAATAACTTATATAGGAGATAGTAAGCAATGAAAAAAGAATATTTTAAAGACTTTATGAATGATTTAACTAAGGGTAATGATCAAATGATAGGGTGGTGTGCGCCAACTAAAACTATTAGTCGGCCTGACATTTTGTTACAGCTTGTAAACATTGCTTTAGAGCAGACCCTTGATGATTTAAACGCTGTTGAACTAAGTGAAAGAGGCGCAGTAGTTATGAGTAACGATCATCGTTTGCTCAATAAACTACGAGTTGAGCTTCTTAATATAATTGAGGAGGATGTATGAGTAATAGACCGCCTAAACTTAAAAGCCAAATAGATTTAGAGCAACCTATTCAGAAGTATAAGGTTATGGTATCTCAAGTAACTGGATACTTTATAGATGTTGCGGCATCTAATGAAGAGGACGCACTGAAATATGCTAAGGCCAAGAACTATTATAAGCAGTATGATTTACAGGTAGTGGATACTCACTATCAGATTTTTACAAAGGAAGAATGATCTTACTTTTTTTTACTTTAAAGTTTTATAGTACTTTAAAGTTTGTATACATTCTTTATAGTTTGTATAAGAATACTAATAAATATATTTAATAGTTATCTTAGAAGAACTTTATAGATTTTAACAGTTTCAAAATTGTTGTCAACTAAAACTTATACTTATTTTACTGGAGAAACACAATGAATAATATTACACCGATGTTTACAAACAATTCAGCCCTTACAACAATCCGCAATGGGGGTTATGGTGCGGCTGATTTTGATATAGGAACTGCACCGTTGGTTTATTATGCTGACGGCACTGGGTTTCCTAGTTCCAAGAATGTTATCTACCGTACTGATACATGTGAAGAGCTAGGTATTCATGGTCAAGGCTACAAGGCAGTAGCACCTAAACACATGATAGACGGTACTCGTAACATCATTGAGCGTTCTGGCTTATGTACCGATAACATGCAAGAGACAATCAGGACATCTCACAATGGAGCAAGAACTTTTGTTCACCACAAGTTGCCAGAGCATACATACAAAACCAGTGATGGTGACAGTGCATCTTTGAGCCTACTATCTATATCATCTTTCGATGGGACTTGGCCGTACATGATTAGTGCCGCCGCAACTCAGTTTGCTTGTACTAATCTTCAAGTCTTTGTGAGTGGTGAGGTTGCAGTGTATAAATCTAAACACACTCAGTCTTTAGATATTGAGTTAGGTGGCAGGGTAGTTACTAAATGTTTGCAGACCTTTAACACTGAGCGTGAACTGTGGCAACAGTGGCACGGTACAGAGTGCAGTGATTATGCGGCCTTTAGTTTCTTTGCTACTGCACTTAAATGTACTTCAGCTTTAAAGCTTCTTGCAGAGGGCAACTCTGTTCCTGAATATGTTATGGCTGATATGGCTAGACGTAACACAAGTTTAGAATACATGTGGAATGTATACTCCAGTGTATATTCTAAACGCCTTGGAAAAAACTACTGGGGGGTGTACAATGCCATGACTGATTGGTCAACTCATGCTGATGCTTCACGGCCTTCAAGCAGAGTAAACATTGCATCAATTAATAACGACAGACAGCAGGTAGTTCGTGAGGCTGTTAGATACAATAACTTTATGAAGGCGGCATAGTATGACAAAAACTTTTGGTAAATATAATTTAAGTTTTAACCTGCGTAATGGCGTGGGTTTTGACTTAGAGTTCACAGATACTCGTGCAGTATGGGTCGTGTTAAATGATTCTGATACATACGAGGCGGCACAATTTGAGGGTACGGTTATCTGCCTACCCTTTTGTGTCATAACTTTTGGTCAGGTATTTCTGCCGGAGGATTAAAATGGGTGATTCAACACATGGCGGTAAAGGTGATAGACAACGGAAGGTAGACGCAAAGAAATACAACAGTAACTTTGATGCTATCTTTAAATACAATAGAGAGGAGTTAAAAGAAGATGATGATGAAAGCAGTAAACTGTCTGAGCGACACTGGCCTTGGGTTTCTGAAATGGATAAAGAATAATCTAATGGAGCAAGAGCCTAAGCCAGTAGCAATTGTAAGAGTAATTAGATTTTTATTTCTATGTTCAATTGCATACTTTTTTGCAGTTGTTTTTCTATTATTAAAGTGAGGTTTGTATGATATATAATATTGTTTTATTATTTGTAGGTACTATAACAATGGCAGTGGCTATTAAACTGCTGTACATTTCAGAGCTAATGATAGACGAGGAGAGGAACTAATGTTTGCAGAGAGCATATCAGGTAGCCCAAGCCCTGCCGCAGTTGCAACAGCTAGAGCCGCGACAGATGTGGTTGATGGTAAGATACCGTTGAGTAGGGCGTGTGTTATGTATAATGTTAGAGAGCAGTCTGTTATACAGTTTATTATTGACAGCACTGAGTATGATACGTT